CCTATCAATAACATATAGGCAACAGTTCTTCCTTCAGGTTTTTGCCAAACTTGCCAATCACCTGTGTAGTTGAACACCTGTTTATCTATGTTGCTATTTGATAAAAAACTTGATTCTAACATATTAGTAGCCTATAATTATTACAAATCCATTACCACCTCTACCACCTCTACCAAATGTAGTACCGCCTCCGCCGCCGCCTCCACCTGAACCAAATATCCCATTACCTCCTGCACCACCAGCACCTGAAGCATTACTTCCACCGCCTGTACCGCCAAATACTGTAAAAGGTTTTTTGATATATGTTCCATCAATTCCAATACCACCTCCAGCAGCACCTCCATTTATTTGAGGGAATATATCAGATGCTACAATATTACCACCACTATACTGGACATTGTCTGTTCCAATACTTGCACCTCCTGTACCACCCAAAATATTTATAGTTGTAATACTTAAATCAAGTCCATTACCTCCTACAACAAGGGTTGTGCTTGTGCCAGAAGTTTGTCCATTTGAACAATTAGATAATATATTGCTTGTTCCCTGTTGACCACCTCCAGCACCAGCTGCACCATTACCATTAGAACTCCCGGTTCCACCAGCAGCAGTTATAAATATATTTGAACCACCTGTAAATTGTTTATATGATATAAGAGTAGCACCGCCACCTCCACCAGCAGCTCCACTACTTGCACCACCAGACCCACCAGTACCACCTGTTATGTATAATATATCTGGAACTAAAAAAGAAGGAGCAGTGGCAACCACTAATTCCCCTCCAGCTCCACCACCACCTCCACGCCTATAAGTACCAGCAGCACCTGTTATACCAGCACCACCTCCACCACCTCCACCAACTGCAATAAAATAGAAGTTATTGTATTGTGTAGGTTTATTCCAGATGAGTGTTGATGAAGTACCTCTTCCTTCTGGGAAGAAATACCAAACATTATCTTGTTGTGGTAAGTCAAAAAACATTACTGAGGATTACAGGTATCTAATAATGTAGGGTCTACAACGTGGCTTTCAGTTACTTCTGGAAGTTCCAATGGTTGGCACTTCAAATCAACATATGCTACAACGCACATATTTTCATCTATAACCTGATATGCTTCGCAATCAAGTCCCTTCGTGAATTTGATTTTAATGTATTTCATTAGTAGTCACCTCCTACGACTGAAACGTATACACCAGCAGCAACTGTTGTACCGATAGTAACATTTAATTTATATCCAGACTGCAATGCAAAGTTCAAAGGAATTTCAAATGCAGATAAAGCAGTTGTGTTTGAAGCAGTTGTAGCTGGAATAGTAATCTCATCAAACAGGATATTATTTGCAGCAGTTGCGTTTGTACTTCCATTATTAATGAAAACACGAACAACTGTCTGCACGTTAGTACCTGCTGGTTTAACTCTAAGTTTTTGCACATAACTGCCATTGGTAGCTGCGGTAAATACAGTTACAACAGTACCTGTACCATCCATTGCGGTATTTGCGGTAGTAATAGCTGAAGTACCCCAAGATACATCTGGGGTTAAAGTAAAAATTGGTTGCGTATTTGCTGGCATATTTTAATTTTTAATATACTGATAAATAGTTTAATCCTTTTAAAGATGCTACATATACAATTCCCAAGTCTGCACCACCACCTCCTCCACCACTATATTGAGGAATGTTTAAAACACCTGTTGTATTATCATAAGTAGCTGCTCCGCTTGTACCTGTTGTAGTTAAAGATATTGATTGTCTGGCTCTTGAATTTGTAAAATAAAGATTTGTATTTTCTGTTACTGCTAATGTATCTAATGTTTGGAAACTTTTATCACCCCTCCAATATTGAGAAGTTGTACCTGCTGAAATAGCGTTTTCTTTATTATTAAATGTAGTCCAATCAGATGAAGATAAATATCCATCAGAAGAGCCAGAAGATTGACTAATAGAAAATGCACCTGTAGTATTATTATAAGATAACGGAGCAGATGCACTTAATGAAGAAAGAGTAATATATCCACTTGGATTAGATGCAAGATAATAAGTACTATTATCATAACTTATAGTAGTACCGCTAATTTTTACAAATCCTGTCCCATTTAATTGTGGCTGACCTCCTAAACCTGCAAGAGTGTAAGTGGGAATATTAAGAGTATTAGAAATAAATGTAGCTGAACCGCTATTACCTGTGGTAGTTAAACTAATAGTATCTTGCTTATTATTGAATGTACTCCAATCGGTAGAACTCAATGCTCCTCTATTAGTTGCAGAGGCAGTTGGAAGATTAAAAGTATGAGTAGAAGTTGTTGAACTAATTGTAAAGTCTGTTCCACTTGTTCCAACCGCAAAAGTCTGTGTACCAGTAGTAAGACCATTTAATGAAATAATTGCTGCACTTAATCCACCAATATCAGAAAGCAATTCACTTCCTGTACGATATTTAATTACTCCGCTATCAGAAACTAAAAATCTGTCGGTATCAGTAGTTGCGTTTGAAATATTACGAAAACTAACTGTACCAGATACTTGGAAATTATGTCCTGAATCAATTGCATCAGTAATATTTATTCCAACATTATTATTTGAAAATATTCTTATAGCACTTGAACTATTGACACCTAAAACTAATGGTATTGATTCAGTGGAAATATTTGCTTGGAATGTACTTGAACGAAATTCAGCTCTTTGAGTTCCGTTTGAAAAAATACTAAATACTCCTCCTGTTGTTCCGTTTACACTAATAGAACGCCAGTTAGTATAAGCAGTTGGATTAGTAAGATTAAATCCTACATTACCAGAAGCATCTTGATAAATAACAGAATTTCCAATAGTGGAAGTTCCTGTAAACAGAGGAACATAATTAGTAGTTCCAGAACCTCCTATCTTTGAATTGAAAGTAGACCAATCAGCAGAACTTAAAGCACCACGATTTGTAGCTGAAGCAGTAGGTAAATTAAAAGTATGTGTAGAAGCAGAAGATACGATAGCAAAATCTGTACCGCTTGTACCTGTTGCAAAAGTTTGAGTAGATGCAGTAAGTCCATTGATAGAATTTATACCACCTGTAGCAGCAGCATTTATCCAAGAAGTACCATTATAAGAAAGAACTTGACCATTACTTGGAGAATTAATAGCTACATCTCCTAATTGTCCTAAGTTATAATCTCCTTCAGTTGCTACAACTGCACCTGTTCTGCCAAATACACTTGTAACGCCACCAACATAAGAAGGAATATTTAATACTCCTGTGCTGCTATTATATGTAGCTGCTCCACTTGTTCCTATTGTTGTAAGTGAAATACTTGACCTTGAACGAGAATTAGTAAAATATAGATTTGAACTTCCTTCAGTTATTAAGTCTGTATTATAATCTCCATTCGTGGCAACTATTGCTCCTGTCCGTCCAAATACAGAAGTAACAGCATCTGTATTTATATCAGTCCAAGAAGCAGTTAAAGTAGAACCATCTTGCTTAGTAAGTGTCAAAGTCTTTGTAGTACTCCCACTTACCGATGCACTTACCAAACTTCTATCATATGCAGTATTCCAAGTAGTTGGAGTAATATTAACCCAATTAGCACCATCATAACTTAAAACTTGTCCAGATGATGCAGATGTAATAAGTACATCATTTAAGTTATTTAACGAAGTATTATTACTAACTAAAAGATTTAAAGCATTTAAAGTAGTCTTATATGAATAGCCAGAAGTTGGGTCTCCAACTATTATTAAGTCCGTAAGAGTTGGAGTTTTGGAAGTTAATTCATTTATCTTTTTATTAGGCATCTTAATATTTTTAACTCGGATAACTAAAATTGGATGGAACTACACAACGATTAGCAAGGAAAGGAATATCAATGCTAATATCAGCACGAACACCGCCTAATAACTCTGGAGTATCTTCAGTAAAGAAAGTCAAAGTAGCACTTAAACCCTCATCAAATTCAAAAGCATTACTACGCAACTGAGCGATAATATCCTGACACACTTCGAGCATATCAGAAAGCACTTCAGTTTCGTTTGTTTCTTCGTGCAGAACTCTGTCAAAAAAATACAGAGAAAAATTTAGAACTACTGATTTTTCTTGAACATTGCCTCCTGTCAAATCAAAATATAAAGAAGGATACAGATTCTCAGTTCCTCGACTTAGGTAGTCCGCTAAATCGCCGAAGTATACGCTCTTTATCTGCTGATGAGCATTTCCGAGGTCTGTTATCGTCTTGACTATTTTGTTGAGAGTTAGTGCCATTCTGTTCTAAATAGATTTTGAGTTTCTTTTGATTTCTCAAAGAATAAGTTTTATTTGCCACAGCAACGATTTAGGTTACCTTGATATTTTTCTTCAAATGATTTACCACGACAACAATCATCATCGCCTAACCAAATAGAAGTAGTATAGGCTTCATTGTCAGGTATAATAGTATCAACACCTTGACCTGGGTTATTATACTCAGGATAAAGATTCTGACCAGATTTCTCTTGCAAGAATTTAACCAATCTCTGTTTGTAAAACTCTGCTCTTGCTTTATATCTATCAGCTACATCAATCATCTCAGCAGCACTCGGATTCTCTTGACCTTCTCCGCTTTTACGAATCATTCCTTTATTGTAGAACTGATAAGACAGACCCATAGGAAGTTCACTAATAACGTAGTAAACCAAGCAAGGAGTAATATATGTATCCAACAAGATTGACTCGTCATTAGTCAAATCCTGATTCTGGATGCCATCCTGCAATCGATTGTAAAGAGCAGAACCGAGAGCAGGAAGAATAAACATATCCTGAGCCGTTAGAATCTCAGGATTGATTAATTTGTCATCTGTGTTATTGTGCAGACCTGTTCTGTCTTTGATGGTCTGGACTGAGATAAAAAGTATATTCCTACTCATTTTTTCTTTATTACAATTTTAGAAACCCATTGATGTCTACAAGAAGGAGAATTAACACCGTCTCCCATATTCCACCAGCCGCCACCTCTATCGAATACAGAGTATCCTAAACGGCGAGAAATTGATTCAATATCAGCACGACTATACAACCTATCCAACTGCATTAACTTGGCGCAGAAAGGTCGAGAAGGATGCGCAGGAGTATTTCTTTCGGTAGTAGGTACGATTGATTTCCACTCATAAGAATAGCGAACCAAAAAAGAAGTCTTTACAGGTTTATCGATAATCTCAGAAAGAGGCTTAGTCAGTCTCGGAATACCTGCATCGCTTACCTTCAGAACTTCCATCTCTTTGAGTACGTTGATTCTTTCGGTAACTACCGCTACATCTTCCTTGACCGCTTTAGCAATATCCTCATATCCGATTCCTTTATTTTTAGAGATTACATCGAGAATCTTCTTATCTAAAGTATCATCAATAACTTCATCTCTGAATTTCAACTCTTGCTCCTCTAAATCTCCGCTAAACACTTGACGAGTAGCTAAAGCCTTATATCTATCTGAGGATTCTCCGTACTCACTAAACACTTGCAAAACGGCATCCATATTAGAACTAAACTCATCTGCTCCAAGCCAAGTAGCTAACTCCTCTTCTCCGAGTCCATAAGCACTTTTCAGCATTTGAGCCGCCTGCTCTCTGCTTATCTTTCCTTTGTTATATTCTCGGATGATACGCTGGAAATTCTGCCACTCACGACCCTTCATCCCTTTGAGATGCTCATTAACCATAGCCTGAGTAGGCTCAGGAGCGATTACAGAGCCTTCTGCTGGCTTATTTTCGTATTGGCTAATATCTACACCTATCTTCTCCAAAATCCATTCTTTAGGCGCAAATTGCGCTATAATAGATTCGCTAAATTCGTAGCTAATAGGTTCAACAGGCTTAATATAAATCTCAGAATTTGCTCCGCGTTGCTTAGCCAACTGATTGAAAACACCTTCCAAAAACTGCTGCTTATCACTTACATAAGTGTTTTTGAACACCTCGTAAGAATCCCGAATCTGAGAGCGAGAACCCAATGCGCCAGGAGTAGAGATACCAAATAAATCAGGAGAAGTAATCTGATGCCCTGCAAAGATATTCTGCTGAATCATCTCATCTACACGACCGAAATCCTCTTTAGTCAAATCTGAAGCACCTAAATCCTCAACTACAGGTTTCTTAGCTGCATCCTGTACGAAAGAAAGAATAAATTTCTTACCATCAGAACCGCTAAAACGCTCACTGAATCTACGCTCGATATTCCGCTTCTCATCAGGAGAAGGCTCACCATTAGGTAGAGTAATCAACTTAGAAGCAGAGAAACCTGTCTGAGCGTTACCTAAAACGTGCTTACTTACTTCGATGTCGCTCTCGATATAATTAATAGAACCAATATAGCCTGGCAGAGAATAAGTATCAAGTCCAGGTCTGTATTCCTTAATATAAAGAATCTGTTTACCTACACGATTCTGAGTATTGTAAGCAGGGATAATTTTTGGCTCTTCTTTTCTATCAGTCCAATCATTTTTATACCAGAACTGAGTATTGTCTTTATTAGAACGGATTTTAGTATAGTCAATATGAGTTACTTCAGTAAGCATACCACCTACCTTAGACCAGATAACCTCTAAATAAGCACCGCCAAAAACTTCGATATCGATACTCACTTTACGAGTCAAATCAGCCAAACTCTCGTAAGCGTTCGGACTTTTGATAAACAATTCAGCGTTCGGGTCTACTTCTTTAGAAGCCCATCCGTTACCTGTAATGTAGTTTACCTTGCCTCGTACAATAGCGTTATGCTTTGCACTTTTATTATACAAAGAAAGCAGATAGGCAGGATAGTCGTTCTTGTCTCCAAACTCGATATAGCCCTGTCCCCTTTTCTCTTTGTATTCAGGCTGTTTTGCCTCAGCGAAACTTAAAATAACAATATTATCCATCATATAGTTATAAATGTATTATCTGTATCATTCGAAATAAAATTATTGTCTGGTAATTCAGGTACAATAATTTCATTATTTGTACTATTAGAAATGAAACTATTATCTGGCAACTCAGGCACGATAACAGTATTATCTGGATTGTTGCTTAAATAACCGCTATACTCTTCATCACTAACCTCTAAAGCAGAAGATACCTCTGCATTCAAATCATCATTAAAAATATTCACCTCAAGAAGGTTACCTAAATCTTTCAGCCTCATTATCCCTACTTCCAACAAAGAAGTAGCTAAAGCAGGATTCACATTTGTAGTAGAAGTCTGCTCGTAAATCTTATACTCCCAATCTCCTTCAGGTGAGCTTCCAAAATATGTATTGGTGGTAATATTGAACTCGTTATATCTTTCTTTGTGTGGACTTACATCAGCGTTATTCAATACCACAAATTTCACCTCTTGGTTCGTACCTCTGCTTTTAAACCAAAATAAGTAATTAGGAGCAGTCAAAGTCTGCTTCTCGGTCAAAGTGAGAATAATATTAGAAGTCGAACTCTTAGTAAGATGAATCATAACTATAAATAGAAATTATCAGGATTTTTCCCAAAAAGAAAACCGCCTCCCGAAGGAAGCGGCTTCTACCTACCTATAACGAGCCACGAAAGCAATTAGGAAGTAAGACCAGCGATAATTCCGCTATTCACCTCAGGAGCGAGTTCTTTCTCACCACCTGTGAAAGTCAGCGTATATCCGCTGCGGTCTCCTTGAGCAGTACCTGTAGCAGCAGTACCACCTGTAATATCCAAACCTTGATAGCGACCTAACAACCAATATTTATCGTTAGCATCTTGAACTACAGCCATCAAAGTATTTTTTGCAAGAAGCAGAATCTCATTGCGAGTATTCGCTTGGAGTTTGTTAAGTACGATGCTAAGTTCTTGAGCATAGAATACAGTTCCGTTTTCAACAGAAGCAGTAATAGTCTCAGTCAAAGCACCTGTGTTCTTAACTAACTCATATTTGTAGAATACTTTTCCAGATGCTTTAGTAATCGCAGAGACGATACCAGAAGCCTCGGTTACAGAACTCACGTTAGCGTGAGAAATCAACCAAACGGCTTTGATACCACCAAGCGACTCTTTACAATCCAGAGTGTATCCTTGAGTAAGTGCGCAGGGCATATTAAATAAATTAAGTTAGTTAAAAAAAATGGGGGAGAGTTACCTCCCCCTTATTATTAGATGATGAAAGAAGCAACCTCATCCAAGAAGGCTACGTTTACGCCCATCTTGAACTCAGATACGAAGCGAACCTCGTCTGCTTCCTTAGCATAGAACAACTCGAAACGCTCTTCTTCATTCAGAAGGTCAGTACCGAGGAACATATTGCTGAGGCGCATAGCATACAACTTGGTGATGTTATTCAGACCTGGAGTAGCTACAACCTTAACAGAAGTACCTGGGATGAAGAACTCGCTATCAGCCTTACCATCGAAGGTATAAGCAAACAGGTTAGAGTTTTTCAGAGCGATAGTATACAGACGGAAAACATCCTGAGACATGAAGATAGTCATATCATCAGCAGCTACAACCTGAGCAGGAATCGCACGATACAGAGCATCAACGATAGCTACTACGTTAGCAGAAGTGATAGAAGTAGCAGGAGTTCCGTAGTAAGTTGTGTTGTTAGCTTCAACTGCAGAAGAACCAATCAGCTTAACCAAACCATCAAACTTGTTCAGGTTTACGTTAGCAGATACAGTATCACCTTGCCACAAAGCAGTCTCAAGTTGAGAAGCGATACGATTAGCCTTCTTGTCTGTATATTCAGCAGCGAAAGCGATAGAATCGTAACGGCTTCCTTCAGGAAGAGCCTTCTGCAAATACTTAGTCTCAAGAGACTTAGGACACAGAGATTCGTTTACTTTAATCTTACCTACGGTTACAGTACGCTGAGTGAAAGTAGTAGTACCAGAAGCGTTGAATCCGCAAGTACCACCAGCTTGGAAGATAGCATCGGTATCCATAATGTTAATCTTCTCAGAAGATTTAACACCTACCATTACGTTACCTTGAGCCTTAATCAAAGAAGCGGTTTTTGCACCCAGAACAGAGCTGGTAACCAAGAGTGCTTCATTCTCTTTGGTATAGTTTGCAAGTGCTGATACGTCAAAAGCCATTGTTATTGAATTTTAGATTTTGTGATTTAATTACGAGCATATTTACTAAGGAAGCTACTGATACGAGAATCTTTACTCGGAACCGCCTTATTAAAGTTTTGTTTGTTGCTTTCAGTAGGCTCAGCAGAAGGAGTCTGAATAAGACCTACTACTACATCGGTAAGTTCAGAAATAGCCTTAGAGAATTTAGCTTCTACTTCAGCCATCTTCTCTTCTTGCTTCTTCTTGTATCCAGCCATTTGCTCAAGCTCAGACTGCATTTCTGCAATCTTCTTTTTCAGCTCTTCAGCATCAGGACTCTCAACAGGAACTTCCTCCATCTCAGGAGTTTTGATTTCTACGATAGTAGAG